TATATTTACCTTTGATTCTAGTGATGATCAATATTGGGGAATACAATTTGAGGGAACAGATAGTCAATCTTCTGTTGCTGCTGTAGATGGAAGCTTTGATGGAACTTATGATTTAAAAATTGGATGCGTGATGGTAGGTGAATCATACACAATGCCAAACGCTCCCGACCTGTCTGTTAAAAGAACTATCATATATGATGGAGTAGATGTTCAACAATCCATAGGAGGTCAAAAATATGGCAACGCTACCCACTTAGGAAGAAGGTTTACTAACGCTAGAAGTAAATCCCCATTTGCCACATCTACATTTGCTTCTGGGGTATATGGTGGGCGTATTATATATGATTTAAACTTTAGCTATTTATCTA